CAATACAGCTGAGTAGTGCTCTTCAATGTCTGGCTTGCCTGGATACTTATCTCCGTCATCGTCATGAGCGTGGTTAATTGCTCCGGTGTCCATAACGTTGCCAAACAGCCGCTTAAGCTCAAAGCGGTCATAGTTCATCTCGTAGTTTTTAGTGAAGGTCTCGTAGCAAATATCCACAGCTCTGCGCAGGCAATCGAAGCGTTGGTCTTCTTTGTCATGGAATCCGGTCATAACTGGCCCGGCGTGCATATAGTGGGGTCGTAGGTCGGGGGTTAGGTTGTCCATGGTGTAGGAAACTAAGAACTCTAGCTCTTCTTCGTTGAGCACGTTCTTCTCTAAATAGTAAAGATCTGGCATGTAAATAGCATACAACTACGCAATATGGCTGTGTTCTCTAAACCTTAAGGTACTAAATATACCATACGGACAAGCGCTATTTTGCTGGTTAATGTACAAAAGGTAGTGTACAAAAACGTCATACAAACTTAGACCTAAGTATGTATAGAGTTTGGTATGATTGTTGGTAACGATAGAGAATCTGGTAGCTAATGAAAATATTAGGAATTAACGAGACTACTCACGATGCTGCAGTCTGTTTGATTGAAGATGGCAAGGTCTTATTTGCTGGACATGCCGAACGATATAGCAAAGAAAAAAATGACTGGTACACCAACGAAGCGCTTATTGAAGATGCCCTGAGCTACGGAACTCCAGATAAGATCGCGTACTACGAAAACTACTGGCTCAAGAAGCTAAGGATTGCTAGACATGGCGGATTTGGTGGGGGAATTCCGCACTATAAGAGCAGCCCCCTACTTAAGGGAATCCCTGTTAAAAGCTTTCAGCACCACTATTCACATGCGGCAGCCGGATATTACACGTCAGGAATGACAGACGCCCTTATTGTTGTGCTAGACGCGATCGGTGAGTTTGACACTGGTTCGGTGTGGGTTGGCGAAGGCGACAAGATAAAGCCACTCGAAAAGATGAAGTACCCGATCAGTTTTGGACTTTTTTACTCGGCTTTTACCCAGTTATTGGGTATGAAACCAAACGAAGAAGAGTACATCATGATGGGTATGGCTGCCTACGGTGATCCGCAGAAGTACTGGAAAAAAGTAAATAGTTACTTCCCTTGGGTTGGCAACCAAAAGTACAACTTTCACCGCGGAATTACCGACTGGAACGAGCCAATAACAGAACAAGACAAGTTTGATATAGCGGCAGCGGTACAAACAGTATATGAATCTAGGCTGTGGGACTTGATGTGTACTTGGAAAGTTGAAACTGGTAAAGACAACTTGGTATTTATGGGCGGATGCGCGTTAAATAGCAAAGCCAACACCATGCTGTGGAATATCTTTAAGAACGTATGGATTATGCCTAACCCTGGAGACGCGGGTTCTGCGCTTGGAGCTGCCGCGGCTTTGTATGGAAAGCACTTGGACTGGCAAGGACCGTACTTGGGGCACGATTTGGGTGGAGAGTATCCTATAGACAAAATCGTAAACGCCCTTATTGTAGACAAAATAGCGCCAGTAGCATCTGGAAGGGCTGAGTATGGCCCGAGGGCATTGGGTAATCGCAGTATCTTGGCTGATCCGAGAGATCCGAATATCAAAGATAAGGTAAACCTAATAAAAAAGCGCGAGCTGTTTAGGCCGTTTGCTCCTGTTGTGCTGGAAGAGTATGCAAGCCTGTGGTTTGATATGGACTATGCATCACCCTACATGCAATACACCCCTAGATGCCTAAAGCCAGACCTAATCCCGAGCGTGGTCCACGCCGATGGGACCTCTAGGGTTCAAACTGTAAACGCCAAGGATCATGCCGGGTTGTATGGAGTCCTAGCAAAGTGGCACTCGCTGACGGGTGTCCCTGTGCTATTAAACACTAGTTTAAATATAAAAGGTCAGCCTGTAATAAATGACGCAACTGATGTGAAGCTCTGGTCTCTATATTATAAGAAAGACGTGATCTCTTGATAAAAATCTTCTACTACATAGAAAAAGCGTACTTAGCCGTAAAACACTTCTTCTTCCCGCCTAAAGACAAATCAAATCGATACATCTACTAACTAAGGCAATATCTTGGACGCCCCTATTAAAGTAATCAAACACTTCATTTCAAAAGAAGAAATACAGGCAATGATTGCGTATATTGACCTTCTTGAGAGAACCAAGAAGGATAAATTTGTTATCTGGGAGATTGGTAGACGGTTGGCACTCCAATTTGGGGTTGACTATACCCACGAAAAGAGCTCCCACCCTGATCTAGAACTGTTGGGTGACGGTAAGGAATGGATAAAAGATTACTTCTCTAGGGTTATCGAGACCATAAAAACAATATTTGATGTCCCTGACGAGCTATACATGTCTTCGTTTTGGTTTGCTAAGCAGTACTCTGGCGCAGTTGTTGCCCCGCATGAGGATACCGACAGCGGATATAACATGCACTATAAGTACAGCGGAGTCTTGTATCTGAACACCATGACAGATGGCGGAGAGCTGTTCTTTGACCAGTATGATCACTACCACAGGCCCGAAGCTGGTGACTTAGTGTTGTTCCCGTCTCAGGGGACTGGCATGCATAGAGTAGATAGGATTTCCGAAACAAGGTATTCGCTAGTGTTTTGGATAACAGACATAGAGTCAAAAGGGATTCCAAAATGATAGACGCCCCTACTAAAGCACTACTCTACGCGCGAGTCTCTACTGCAATGCAGGTGGAGGATGGCGTGTCGATGGATGTGCAGGAAAGAACACTGAGGCAAGCCGGGGAGATGTATGGGTTCACTGAGTCGGAGTTAGTGAAGGAAGAGGGGCGCTCCGGTAAGAACGTATCTGGTAGGCCCAAATTGATAGACGCCCTTAAGCGGTTAGACGCTGGTGACGCAGACGCCCTTATTGTTACCAGGATTGACAGACTTGCAAGATCAACTAAAGACTTTCTTGACATTGTGGACAGAGCTGGTAAGAATGGGTGGAGGCTCATTATGCTGGACCTAAACTTAGACACATCTACATATCAAGGAAGATTCGTGGTTACAATTATGTCGGCGCTCGCGGAGATGGAGCGAGGCATTATTGCAGAGCGTGCTAAGGACATTCACAAGGATCGGCGTGAGCAGGGATTGGTTTGGGGGCAAGACTTGGGCCCTAAGATGGTAATCTCGGCAGAGGTCAGAGAACAGGTATTGGCAAGAAGAGGGGCGGGTATGTCGTATAAATCAATTGCAGACACGCTCAATCAGCAGGGAATACAATCAGCTAGGGGCGGTTCTTGGTATGCTTCCAGCGTGAAGAATATCGTAGACGCCCTTATTGGAGAGGAAGATGATGGCGAGAAAGCGTAAGTCGGGGGAGCCATCGGCACCGAGGCCTAATGCGGAGTGGGAGTACACCACTGAGCTGCAGATCAATGGGAGGAACGTTACTCCTGGTACAGAGTTAAAGATTACTGGTGAACGTGGACGCTATAGGTTTATGCGAGTTGTCCGGACTCCTGAGGGGAAAGAGTGGATTGATGTGTGGGGCGGCCCTAAAGGGGCTGAGCAGTGGAGAAGTTTTAGGCAGGACAGGGTTAGACGAGTTCACTATAAAAATCAGACGGTTGGAAACCTAGCCGCTGAGTATAAACAAAAGCAGGCCGACAAGAAAGCAGAGCTAGAAGATGAACAGTAAGAAAACCTGCTTGGTCTTGGCAGCAGATGAGCACGTGCTGGATTATGCAAAGACTTTACTGAAAAGCGTAAGCGCAAATTACCACGGCATAGAGAACTTAAAGGTCTTCCTGCTATCCCCTGAAAGGGTGCACTATCGTCAGGCAGAGTTCTCTTTTCACAACTTAGACGTGGAGTTTGCATACCCCGAAGGCGTAAGGCCCCATGAGGAGGATGGCTTTGTCGAAAAAATGTATGGCGGCAAACACTTTACTGGAACATCCATATATCGCTACTACGTTGGAAGTGTGTGCTCTGAGTATGAAAAAGCTGTCTACATAGACGTGGACTGCATAATTGCCAGAGACATTCAGCCGCTTCTTGATCATGAATTAGTAAACGCCCCTATTGCTGTCTTGCCTGAAATACAGTTGACATACCCGAACAATCCTACGTTTAGGGATACTGCTGTATTTAACAGCGGTGTAATGGTGATTAACTTAGAGTACTTTAGGCAAAACAATATTCAAGATGTGCTGATGGAGACATCTAGAACAATGACTGACTGGATTGGATACGCCGATCAAGACGTACTTAATGCGGTCTTTAAAAACAACTGGTCTGTTTTGCCGATTAATTTTAACTATCTAGTCCACATATACGTAAACATAAACGTCCCTAATCCACTTGTTGTGCACTTTGCTGGTCACGGTAAGCCGTGGAATCCTAAAACCCCTAACACTAAGTGGAAGCAGCTCTGGGAGACATATCACGCTGCTAAGATCTAACCATGAATAAGCCACACTACGACGTACTGATTGCCACCCCCGGCAAGATGGTGCACGCTGAATATGCAAGCAGCTTGGTTGACACGATTAGGTGGCTTGAGTCCGAGAAGCTAACCTATAAGTTCCTCAACAAGCAGGGATCGCTAATCTCCAGCACTCGAGAATCTACAGCTCTAGACTCTTATGTGCCCAACTGGGAGACCCGCGAAGTTGGCGGCGGGGCGTATACATATGGCAAAATTTTTTGGATTGACTCAGACATCGAGTGGACTGTTGAATCTTTTAAGATAATATACGAAAGCGACCTAGACATTGTTGGCGGGCTATATCAGACGTCACCGGATGGCAGGGTTGCTGTTGCCTTCTATGACGGAGCCGGACAGCCAACCGTGGTTCGCGAGCAGGATTTCATCATGCTGGACCCGGAGCCGCAAGAGTGCTACGGGGTTGGCTTTGGATTTGTTGCAATGAAGAGTGGAGTCTTCGAGAAGTGTGATCGGCCTTGGTTCTTGATGGAAAGAATCAAGTGGGCGCACATGGACTTCGAGTTAAACATCGGTGAAGACTATTCATTCTGCGTAAACGCAAGACGTAACGGTATACTTACTTACGTCGATCCAACAGTTAAGGTGAAACACCACAAGGAGATTGTCTACGAGATTAGGTAGGCATGGCAGAACTACAGAAAAGAGTGTCGTGGCTGGAAGTGTTACGGTAATAACACCTACGATTGGCGCGCCTGAATTAGTAGACGCCCTTATTAGTGTGGCAAAACAAGACTACGAAGGTGAAGTTACGCACTTGGTTGTAGTTGATGGCAAAGAGCACTTGAGTAAAGTTGCTGCAGCCATTGAGGTCTCTGGTGTATATCCGACGCTTTTGGTTTTACCTGAGAACACTGGGTTTGGTGGTTGGAATGGGCACAGAATCTATGCCTCGATTCCCGTGTTGGTCAACACTGATTACATATCATTTCTGGACCAAGACAACTGGTATCTACCAAACCACCTATCGAGCAATATCAAGGTTATCGAAGAGAATAACATTCGTCTGTCCTACTCGCTCAGAAGTATCTACAGCAAGACTAAAGAGTATTTGTGTGATGACAACTGTGAGTCCTTGGGACTTTGGCCGATATATGGACGCCCTGAGGCTGGGTATTTAATTGACACTAGCGCTTACGTCTTTACTGCAAGTTTTATACAGCAGACTTGTTCGCTGTGGCGTAAGGGTTGGACTGTAGACAGAGATTACACTGTCTCAATTAAAAGAATACTAAACGACAACTTCAAGACAACCGGGCTGCAAACCTTGTGCTATAGATTAAATGGAAATCCTGATTCTGTTACAGCAGAGTTTTTCCTTGAAGGAAACAAGCAACAAGAACTTAGCCACTGCGAGCCATTTCCTTGGTTGCAGCAACACAGTTAAACGTATAAACTAAATACTTGCCCTTATAGCTCAACGGTAGAGCGCCGCTCTTGTAAAGCGGAGGTTGTGATCTCGGAATTCACTGGGGGCTCCAGATTTTATTTGACAAGTTCTTATTTAAGTGCTACTGTTTTTCTATGATAGATACTTCAGGACTTGGCCCGCTGCTCTTGATACAAGATGCTGCACGCAAAGGCGGCATACACAAGGCTACTATTTATGCCTACATCAAGAACGGATACCTGACAACCCACTTGGATGGAGCCATGGTTTACTATCGAGATGTCCTCCGTGCCTCGAGAATTGCTGACGAGAAGCACAAGGGTAGCTCTGGTAAAGCAAGCAAAAACTACGGAAAAAAGAAGGAGTTATAATTATGGATGATTTTATGAGGAACATTTTTGGATCTGCTTGGGCTTACTATATTGCATTTGGCATCTTGGCTGCTTGGTGGATTGTAGAAAGATCAAATAAAAAACACTAACTAACCCATTAAAAGTGAGAAAATAAAGTGATTACAAAAGAAACTATAAAAGCTTCTGGTTTTATAAATGTAGAAGAACTTTCTGACAATATCTTTTACATTAAAAGCTTTTTGTCTCCTGAAGAGCTTTACGCTGCCGTCTCCTTACTTGGCCCGTTGGCAGAAGAGGACTGGTCGCTTGTCAATGACGGGCTGCCAGAGAACTGGCAGAACAAGTTTTATGACCACAATAACGGTGCTCTAAATGGGTCGATAAGAAAAAAGATGGCAGAGGTGCTAGAAACCTTGCCTGATCTTCAGGTAATCGGATATAACAGATTTTTAAGGCAGTCCCCCGGGCAAAACATGGACGCCCACATTGATGAAAGAAATGACGTCAATAACGGATCAACAAGAGAGTACGCTGCAGTTATTTATGTAAATGATGATTACGAGGGTGGAGAAATTAGATACGTAAATCTTGATATCAGTGTTAAGCCAGAAGCTGGCTCTATGTTGATTTTTAAGACTGGGCCAGAGTATCTGCACGAAGTCTTGCAAGTCCGGGGCGACAAGCCTAGATATTGTTTGCCTGGGTTTTTCTTCTCTTCGTGGAAAGACATAGAATAAAACAACGAGACTTAGCTCAGCTGGTTAGAGCCCTGAACTCATAATTCAGTCGTCGTGGGTTCAAGTCCCACAGTCTCGACTAGACCCTGTGTACTCCAATGGCAGAGAGAGCCGACTTAAAATCGGTACAGTATCGGTTCGAGTCCGATGGCGGGGACTTTTGTTTAGTATGACCTATTTATTAGGCGAGTGTATATAGTCTCCGATAGACTATTTAAATTTAAATTATTGGCCTTGGCAAACTCTTGAACTAGCTCTTTACCGAGTAACGCCATATCTTCTCGCATGTAGTGGACACGCTCGTTGAAGTTATCTATGTCTTCTTCTTTAATGTGCGGCCCGTCGCAATCCCAGCTGCTAACGCAAAACGGGCACATATACTTGTCAGATTTTTCTTGCATTAACTGAACCTTATATTTTCCGTATACTTGTTTGGCAGTACATCAATTATTAAATGAATTCTAGATTCTTTACTGCCATTCACAACGCTGTGGTAGTTGATGTTATTTAGCTCGTAGGCGTGGCCCAACTTCAAATGTCTGATTTCTTGGTCAGATGTAAATAGCACCAAACTGTTTGTCTTTATTGGCACATGGAATCTTCTTGCAACATACAAAACATCAGATCTGTCCTTATGAGTTCTTACTCTGCTATTAGGATTCATACTGATGAACTCGATTCTTATGGCTCTGCCGTCAGCTGTTGATTCTAGTAACTTAACAATGTTCTTTAATTCAATGTTAGCTTCTTCAGTCGCTAAACCCCTCTGATCTTTGCAGGTTGTAGGTTCACCTAATCCGTACGTATAGTCAAACTGGCGGATGGGAAACATAAAAGTGTGCTCGTGCGTCTCAAAGAATTCTTGTCTAGTAGTGTCAACTAGCCACTCGGAGTAGTACTGCTCTAGCTCTTGTTTAATTGCTTTAATCTTTACTGGCCCGAGATCTATAAACCCCCAGCCGGTGCGCTTGCTTGGTAGTTTAAACATTTAACTTACCTCTTTTAGCTTTAGGTAGGTAGCAATATCTAGCTCGTTTAGATCTTTTATAGTCTTATAGTGTCTAGAAAACACGTCGGGGGCTATGTCACTCGAGGTGTTTAGTTTTCTATCCTCGACTTTAACACCATATATATTGCAGACTATATTGATTTTATCTTTGTCTTCAAAGAATATTATATCTGTCCCATTAGTAGCTATAACATCCATAGCAGTAGCAGCCTCTAACGAGTAATCTTTTACATACCAAGAACTCTCTGCAACACTCTTAAGGTCTTCTATATTTTTGTTATATAGATCTACATCAGTGACCCCCGTGAGAAACTTGGTATTTATATTCACAAAACTCTCTAACTTATTTGTCTCTAAGTAAAAATAAAATAGATCATCAAAAGACCAAGTTGGATAGAAACTGTCACGCATATAATTAATGTAACTAAAAGTTAGCGATATAGGCTCTCTAACTACTGCAAAGCTCTGATCTACGTCTGCTATAGGGGTTGTGGAAAAATGGCCGCTTACGTGGTCATACTCGGAAAAGCTACTTGGCAGTTTGTTTTTATGGCCCGAAAAAACACTATCTAACTGTTTGATAATCTTTTCTCGGATAAAGACTCCACCAGTACGCGGTATGTGGAGATGGTATGTAGACATAGCCCTACTCTTTCAGGCCCCAAGTCACTTTTAACCAAACTCTTTCGTGCAGGTAATACAGTACAAAGTTTATGCTGTTGGTTAAAAGGGTCCCGGCGGTAGCTGTAATAATCTCGCCTGTCAAAAGATAAATAGATGCAAATGTAACTATGATTGCTAGTACTCGCCAGGTTAAGGACTTTGCTAGTGATCTTGATCTAGACACTGTCATGATTATCTACCTGCTGTCTTTTAGCAAAAATCTGTACTTGGTCCCCGTTCCAGTAAATCTTTCCATCGCAGGCAAGATTCATTTTTTCGACACCATCTACCATGGTTTGCTCGCTATAAATGTGCCCATAAATCTCTACATGACTCGCTAGGGCCTCTTCACCATCAACAATGATTCTCCACTTTAATGGACCGCCGTTGTTCTTAGTGTTATACCTAACCTGAATGTGGTTCATATACCCAGCTCTTTGCGTTTCTGAGTTGCAGAGATGGCTTGAATTTCTGGTGGCAAATCTACGTGCTCGATCTTGTAGCCCACGTCTCGGCCATAGACAATGTTTGTTATGTTTGGCAGTCTTGCTACCAGGGTATCCCCATTATGTCCGACACTCTGATATATGAATCGTTCAACTTCTTCATAAGTGAGCGGATCTTTTTCCGAAGTTCCATAAGTGTTTCTCACTCCTACTAAAACCTGATTAGTTCTTTTGTGTGCTTCTTCTTTTAGGGCTTGGTGGCCTTCGTGCCAAGGCTGATACCTACCGAGCTGTAAGGTGGTAGGGGCTGACCAGTCAAATAAATTGAATGTTGTAATAATTATATCAGCTTTGTTTTCTTGCTCTAAGTCGCTGAACCTGATGTCAAAATTTGTAGGAGCTTCCCATATGGAATTAGTGTCAGCAAATCGACTCTCGCTGATCGTGTCCATCCAAACTACGATATCAGCTTCTCCGAATGCTGCGCGAGTCTCTCCGGTGGGGCAGACAAAATCAACAATGACTGTCTGACCCTGAGCTTTTAGTAGCCTTGCTATTGCGCCTAATCGTCTAGCTTGCTCGACTCTATCTTCTGGAGTAAAACCAAGATCGCTACTTAGATCTTCGCGGACCTTGTCGGCATTAAGCTGAATAGCACCCAGTCTGCCAGCTAGGGTGCTGGCTAGCGTGGTTTTTCCGCTTCCGGGTAGTCCAATAATCTGAATTATTTTCCCGCTCAATGTGGCTCCTAAAGATTCTTTTGTCCTATACTTATTATTCTAGTCCACCTTTAGAGAGAACTGATTATGACTCTAGCCTCCGCTCTTGACGAAAACAGTAGCACCCACATGTATGCATCCCTAGTATGTAATGACGAATCTATCTACGAGGGGCTGATCATTAAAGAAACTAACAACGGTATGTGGCTGAGCATAGGCGGAAACCCTGATCGGGTAATCTTGTTTCCTTGGACGTCCGTGAACCGCGTAGTCTTAAAGAAGCCTGCAGAAGGCCTCTACGACTAAAACTATGTAAATATGACAGAATATAGCGACTACGAACTAGAGCTTTACTACAGTAAAAAGTTTAAAAAATTTGACTACCCGACAGGGCAAATGTCTATTAGCGATCCTAGTAGAGTCTACAAAGCTAACTCTTTTGGGTTTAGGTCAGATGAGTTTGTATTTAATACTGAAATGATCTTTGCTGGGTGCTCTGTGACTTACGGCGCTGGGATTCCGGAAGACGGCATATGGGGGAATGTTTTAGCTGAAAAGCTGGGTATGGCGGCTTCAAATATATCTAGGGCTGGATCATCTATATCTTGGATTGTAGAAAGTTTATTTAAATACTTTGAAAACTATGGCAACCCTAAATATCTTTTTTGCTTGTTCCCTGATCTATATCGACACAGGGTTCCGATAGATAATAAATACTATTCAAAAAAACTAAAACCTTACACCTCTAGTCATGAATCTAAGCCTACGATAATTAGAGGTGTAGAGCCTGGAACCCTTGGATCTTTCAATGACTTTTTTACAACAATACATATTGATAAAACTGCTGTAACCCCTAAGTACATAAAACTTCCGGTTGACTATGAAAAGATATTTTCTTCAGATCTGGTTATGCACGAAAACATTAAAAAAATTAGACACTTAGAGTCGTACTGCAAGTCAGCAGGGATAGCACTAATTTGGTCTACTTGGGACGAAGAGTTTTTAAGTCTTGCTAAATCGTTTTCTGAAAAAGAAGACTTAGCATTTTCAGGATTTTTTGATTTATACGAAAAAGACTTTACTTTCCATAGAGAGGTGCTTCCCGCGTCTGTAAGAGAAGTGTTTACTGATATAGACGGTTGTCACGAAAACTTTAGAGCATCAGATCCAGAAAGCTTTGACTCTGGAACAGATAGTGGTAGGGGGTACCATACTGTCCATTTTGGTAGGCATTGGCACTTACACTCTGCGCAGTCTTTTCTTAGTAGACTTAAAGAACTAGACCTTGAAGTTTGAGCAATTTTGGCTAATGGCATTGAAAGAGTAGTTTTATGTTTGAAAGTTTAGATTTAGGTAATGATTTTCACTATTCTATTTTTGAAGGAAACTCTTTAAAGATAAAAAACCCTTTTGTTGGAGAGACAAAAGGTTTTGATTATCCGGCTCAGCAGTATATACATAATAGCTATGGCTATAGGGGTGAAGAGTTTTCTTCGTCTCACTCCTTACTTACAGCGGGTTGCTCTTTTACTTACGGTGTGGGTGTACCGCAGGGGGCTACTTGGTGGAGTCAAGTTAGCAGCAGGCTTGGCCTCGAGACTTCAGCCCCCGTTGCTGGTCCTGGTGCTTCTATTTCTTGGATAGTAGAAAAACTTTTTTCGTATTTTGCTGAGTTTGGGCACCCTAAGTATTTGTTATGCCTTTTTCCGGATTACTACAGAATAGCTATTCCTATTGATGGAGAGGTCCTAGGGGTAGAGGGGGATGACTTGGGAGGTACATTAAAAGGTGAGCACGGAACCCATGGCGAGGGCAAGCAGCGCATATACATGCACCATGTCAAAGGCCATCGAGACATAAAAGATGTGCCTAAGTATTCGAAGAGGCCCCACAACGTTGAAGATGTCTACACCCTAGAAATTACTGCCTTCCAAGCAGTTAGATCTATCAGGATTTTAGAGCAGTACTGCGCTGCAGTGGGTATAAAGCTCCAGTGGACAACATGGGATAGCGTCTTTAATCGTCATATAGAAGTAGTCAACAAAGTAGAAAAGTTGAAATTTAAAAACTTTTTTAGTTTAGATTTTTCTAACTTCAAAGAAAGAACACCATCAGGAGTCAAGTACACCATTGCTTACGGGGATTGTTTTGCTGAAGTACCAGTTCTTGAGTATTGCCCCGCGGATTGTCACAAAGAACTGGAAGAACTTTATGGCGAAAAAAACTTTAATTTGGGGACAGATGTCAGTAGGGGTGAAGAAAGGGCGCACCCTGGGATACACGTCCAAGCGCACTATGCGGATAGATTTATTGAGCAGCTTATGTTAGAGTATCCGCATGAGTTTAAATGATTTTGAATATGTAGATGAGTCTTCCTACGAAAAGCTGAGCGCTAATGGCTTAACTTTTTCAACATTTGAAGAGGGTGACCAAGAAGTATTTGAGATCAGTATTGCAAAGGCAATCCTCCGTAAGGAAGAGGCCTATCGAGCAATTGATGCGCTTGCAGACTCCGCCGGGGAATCTTGGTTCGAGCTGGGGGAGAAGCTCGCTGAAAAGAAATTTATGTCTGTACTTGACAAACTTGAAAAGAGTCTGCTAGATTCTGAGGAGGACGCCCTTATGACGATCCACCTAATTAGAAAGATGGTAGAAGAAGAAAATGAGCAAGAATAACGAGCCTACTCCTAACTACTCCAGCGATCAGATTGCTGATATTTACGCAAAGCTAGAGGTTGCAAAGATACTTATGAAGATGGGCGCTGACATGGCCAAGCAGGCGGAGACTGATATTAAGTTTTACCGCATGACAAACAGTGTAGCTGACGACGAATAGTAGTCGGCGGTGCCTAGGGCAAAAAAGTCAAAAGCAGTAGACGCCCCTATTAATGTAGTAGCGGGCGAAGAAAAACTGGTTATGTTTGGGTGGTGCTCTACCAAACAGCACAAGGATTGTGTGATTGAATTTACGGGGCATAAGTGTTTGTGTGAGTGCCACAGAAGCGAGGGTGAAGATGGTCAACTACAAGAAGAAAGCGTTAATCCTGCAGTGCAGTAATTGCAAGGACGTGATTCAGTCTCAGTATAGGAGGCACTTTGCAGCGTGCCACTGCGGAGAAGTATTTACTGATGGTGGAGATGATTACGCTAAGTATGGAGCCAACCCTGGATTTGACTTTGTAATCTTAAAAGAGTTTGGAGTGCAGATTGAAGAAGTGGATTAATGTCCAGAAGTATGGCCCAACTATTGAGCCGGATAGGTTTGTAGGGGCTGTATTTCACCGTGCGCCTAAGTATTTAGCCATCGAGATCTTCTTTGGTAAGTGTGTATACGAGATTTGGGTAGGATCTAAAAGATGAGTGATAGCATCTCTAGCTCTTCTATTTTGTATTCCGCAGGCGGTAATGACGAATGCTATACGCCTGCTTATGGGGTTAAGCCAATCCTAAAATATATCCCTAGAGATGCGGTGGTCTGGTGCCCCTTTGATACGGCTGATAGCGAGTTTGTAAAGCAAATCTCTCTTACGAATAAAGTTGTTTATTCGCACATTGATTATGGGCAGGACTTTTTTTCTTACGAACCTGACGAATGGGATGTGATTGTTTCAAATCCGCCATTCACAAATAAGCGCAAATATTTTGAAAGAGCCCTTAGCTTTAAAAAGCCATTTGCTTTAATAATGTCAAACACTTGGCTAAATGATGCAGCGCCAAAACAATTATTTGCAGATAAAGATTTGCAGTTACTGATGTTTGACAGAAGAATGGAATTTGAGAATCCGACAAATAACGTAACCAACAAAGTTACCTTTAGTAGCAGCTACTACTGCTGGAACTTTTTACCAAAACAAATAATTATGGAAACACTAATCAAGGGGGAACAGAAGTGAGCTTGAAGAGAATAAGCCGAGAAGGCCAC